CAAGTCCACACTCTAAAGGTTAGGCCCGGTCTTTTGAAAAGTTGATTCCGATCTAAGGCTGTCGGTGACGGCCATCCAGCTCCCCGGTGGGGAAACGGCAACGATCCTAAACGATTGAAACCATTTCCACTGAAGGAGTTACTTAAATGGCCATCACCGACTTAGCCGCAGTTACTAATCAGATTCAAAAATTCTGGTCCCCTGTTTTCATGCCTGAACTTAAGGCAGGCTCGAAGCTCCCAGGCCTTGTTAGCCGCGATTACGACGGCGAGATTAAGAACCAAGGCGACACTGTCTATGTGTCCCAACTAGTGATCCCAGATGCTCAACTCAAGACCGTTGGCACCGACGCGGATTCGTTCGAGTCACAGCCGCTCAGCACGAATCGTGTTGCGCTTCAAGCCGACAAGCGGTGTGTCGTGGCTGTTGAGATCCAGGATTTGGCTGCACTTCAGTCGCAGCTTGAGAGCAAGGATTCGGAAATCCGCAAGGGCCTTCTTGAGTCCTGTATGCGCAAACTGAACGCTCACCTCTACAGCTTGGTTGCACCAAGTTCCTCGAGCCCAGACCACATCATCAACTCCGTCACTGACTTCAACGGAACGCAGGCTGGTAACGCCCGCATGCGTGCTGCACAGGCCAAGTGGATGAAGAACAAGGGCTGGATGGGTGCACTTGATCCTTCCTATGCGAACGACTTCATGCAGGTCGCTCAGCTCACGTCTAAGGACTACGCTGACGGCGAAAGCATGATTGTTGGCGGAGAATTGGCGATCAAGCGCTTCGGCATTAACTGGTTTGAAGACGACGCATTGGCCACTGACCAAGCCGTCATTTTCCACCCAGACTTCATGTACCTCGCGATGCAGACTCAGCCGACCTTCAAGCTGTCTGACCTGCACTCGCAGAAGAAATTTGGCTACTTGCTCAGCGTTGACTTCGTGTACGGCGCAAAGCTTGGCATCGACGGCGCTAAGAAGCACCAACTCGTTGTGGCTGACGGCTCCGCTTCAACCGTTGTGATGGCCTAATTCTGAGTCTTACGGGATCCGATGATTAAGGTAATAAAAAACCTTGATGCTACTGCCCTGGAAGCCGAGCTGAACAATCTCGGATCCCCGATTCAAATTCTATCCATTTACGCAATCAATCAACTGCACTTCGCCTGGATCAAGCTACCTGAGAAAAATCAGGTAACCGAACCCAAGACGAAGACGAAAGGGATTAAATAATGGCTGCTGTAGCAAATGCGAAACATGCTTCTACGTTCACTGGAAAAATTGAAACCATTGAAGTCACCTATGACTTCGCTGTCGATGGCGGCGCTACGGGTGCGCTCGATCTTGTGACCGCTGATCAGGACATGGTCGTCCGAGTGATGGCCAAGACCATCACGGGTGTTACCTCTGGCGGCGCCGCCACTCTTGAAGTCGGCAAGTCAGGAGCAACCGCTGGCGCTATTGCTCAGGTCGCGAAGACCGCTGTAGATACCGCAGGCGAAGTGCTCCAGCCTGCTGGTTGGTTCTACTTGGCATCGGGCGAGAAGCTGATTCAGACGATCGGCACTGCAGCGCTGACCGCTGGCAAGATTCGTTATCTCGTTGAGTGCAACAAGCTCTAATCCCCATGCGGGGTTTGAAAAGGACGAGAGGCTAGGTTCTCTTGGCGGGGTCGCTAGCCTCTCGCTTAACAAATGATCAATCGGAGCTTCACGCGTACGATATTAGGCGGAGTCGAGACGACGGATAAGACCAAGTCGGTCTCATCCACCTCGCTTACGTTTGAACTGACGACCTCCGATTATTTCTACTTAGGGTTTAAGCAGCCGTTCACGACGCGCTACTTCGACTTCTCTGTACCGAATGCAACCGCATGCACGCTGACCGCTCAGTACCTGAATGCTCAGGGGCAGTGGGTGAGTGTGGAGGATTTGGTTGATGAGACGTTCGGATTCACTCAAAGCGGGTTCATTTCGTGGCTGAACTTTGGGCTATGGGACAAAAAGACCCAAGCGCCCATCGTCGCTGTAGCTACGGAGAACAGTACCCAGCTTGATCTTGAATACTACTGGGTAAGATTCAAAACGTCGGCAAACCTGAGTTCCGGTACCACTCTTCAAAGTGTCACGAATATTTTCTGCAATGACGTGCTCTTTGGCACCTACTACCCGGATCTTTTGAGTGACACGAGGTATTTGCCTAACGGTCGCCATAACTTCATGGATCAGTACGTTGCGGCTAAGGATCATGTTGTTCGGCGCATGCGCCAGATGGGCAAGATCACGGATGAGGGTGACCTAATTGACATTACCGATGTGGCGGTAGCCGCTTGTCACGCGACGGCTTACATCATCTTGAACCCGATTGCTAGGGACGAGGAATCTCGTGCCTTGGCAAATGCAGCTAGGAATGCTTGTGAAGCCGAACTCTCGCGCGGAACTCAAAGCGTGGATTCGAATAAGGACGGGAGGGTTGAGGAGACTGAAAAGTTCTCCGGTACATCCTTCCTGAGTAGGTGACCTGATGGCCACAACCGTCACATCTATCCTAAGCCAAATCAAATCCATCGCATCTGAGACCTTGGGCGTTGCATGGCAGGAGATGCCAAATGTTTACAAGCTCTCCGAGGCGGACTCGCGCAGAGGGCCTAAGAGCTATGGCGTAAAGCCACTGGCCGCCTCTAATTCTCCGACCGTGACGAATGCCTACGCACTTGATCATCAGTTTGAACTCATCCTGATGGATCGATTCACGCGCAAGAATGACTCTTCCCAGGCTGATGCAGTCATCGGGGATCTTTACGACAAACAAGACGAGATCTTTAAATCCATGGTCAGGCTGAAACTGAACATGGCAGGGACAGTTCTCATTATTTCCGAACCCGAACTCTCGGAGCCTGAATTCATTAACGGCCAGGAGTTCGTAGCACTCAGACAACAATTCAACGTCCGCTACCGGCAGACAATTTAAGGGGGTCTTTCATGGCAACAGGCATTACAAAAAATACATCGGTCATCGGGATCGAAGTTGAAAGCACTGAAGGCACCTACGTTGCGCCGAGTGCAGCGACCTCTTATGTTCAACCACTGGCTGACGGGTTTGATCTCACGCCATCGCGGGAGAAGATTGACCGGGCAGTTTTGACCAGCTCGATCGGCAAGGCTACGCCTAGACTTGGCATCAAGTCGGTTCAAGCCTCGCTCCCTGTCGAGTTCAGAGCGTCCGGTACCGAGGGCGCTGATGTTGACTTTGGGCTTCTTTTGAAGGGCGCATTGGGTGCCACGCGCTCGATTTCGACGACTACCACGACCAAGAACTCTGGCAACACCGGATCGAGCCTGAAGATCCAGGACGCAGACATTTCTAAGTTCAATGTGGGCGACATCATTCTGGTTAAAGAGACGGGCGAACATCACGTGTGTGCGATCACTGCGGTCGACAGCACTGGTGGAGCAGCCGCGATAACAATCACGCCGCCAAAGGCTTCCGGATCGTTTTCAAACTCGGTCGTGATCTCTAAATCGACCATGTACTACACGGCAAGCTCCGGGCATCCTGCCATCTCGCTGTCTTACTACTGGGCAAACGAGATTCTCCAATCCGCTGCTGGCTGTAAGGTCACTTCGATGAGCTTGGACAACTTCTCAACCGGACAGGTCGCATCGCTCAAGTTCGGCCTCGAAGGTCTTGCGTACGCCGAGAGCAATACCGTTGCTCCGCACACGCCAAGCTATGACTCTGGCATTCCTCCCATTATCCTGGGTGCGACGATTTATCGCGACGGTACGGCAATCGAGGTGAATAAGTTTGGTCTCTCTGTTGCAAACTCGCTTTCCTTCATTACCGCGACTTCAAACGAAAACGGCAAATCGGCATCACGAATCGTCGAGCGTACGATCACGGGTTCTCTCGACCCGTACAAGGACGACACGACGACGACCTATCACGACGCATTCAATGCAGGCACTGAGTTTAGCCTTCTGATCAAGGCGTTTAATCCTTCTGCAACCGCTGGCGAATACACGATGGGTTCGGTCGTCGGGATTTACCTTCCTAAGTGCATCGCGGTCGAAACGAAGGTTGCCGACAATGACGGCATCTTGACCGATGAGATCTCGTTTCAAGCCGTGCGCGGGTCCGCAGGCGCAACCGAAGAAATGTACTTGGGGCTTATCTAAATGGTTATCTACAGACTCACAGACAGAATTCCCGCCAAGATTGCAGACCTCACGTTCTGGCTCTCTCCGCTTTCCTTCGAACAGAAGGTGAACCTGATGGAGTGCAAGAAAATGGAAGGCGGCGTGGAAGTCGTCGATGGGCTTAAGAAGGCCAGGCTTGCGATCAAGTACGGAATTAAGGGCGTTGACGGACTTACCAACGCTGACGGTTCCAAATACGAGCCAGCGATGGATTCAGACGGGACACTTGCGTGGTCCGCAGTGGATGAGATCTCAGAGCTTTCGTGTCTGAGTCCGGTCATTCACGCGTGTCTGAGTCTCATGGGCAGGTTTAACGAGATCAAGCTAGAAGGCGTTGAGTTCGATCTCAAGGGGGTAAAGAACGTCCAAAAAAAGGACTGAACCCTGGAGCGCTGCTCGCATACCTGGAGGCTCTCATCCAGGAAATCTCCGGGGTCACGATGAGCGAATGCGTTGAAATCCGGGCAACCCTGACGGCGCAAGAAAACGACAAATTTAACTGCACTAAATGCCTCTCCAAATACGACGGACGGGCTGATGGGAAAGAGATGCTAGCGAAGGTTAGATCCAACATGGGGTGCCAGGAAATGAAGTCTCAGCCGATTCACAAGATCGGTGATGAGATCTCGTTTCGCACCTGCATAGGAAACTTCGTTAGACCTCAAGTCTATGCGCTTTTGAATGCGCATCACCGTTTCAGCCAAGGCGTCATGCCCTACGCAGGCGGGTTGATGGAACAGCCAGCAAAGGTCATCGAGATCTTTGGCGTGATCGATAGCCATAGAGCCGACACTGCCCAACGCGAGCGTGCAAAGGCCGAAAGGGCTGCAAGGAAGCCTGGAGGTGCTCGTGGCTGATGACAAAGTCAGTATCGAGATCTCAGTCGATGGCAATGCGGAGGTTAAGGTCAACAAGATCGCTTCTGCGGTCGAGGACTTTGAGAAACGGTCAACCAAAAGCCTAGGTAATTTCAATTCCGCGTTTGAAACATTCAAGGGCGTTGTTGCGGGTGAGTTAGTTGTACACGCATTTGAGAAAATGGCTGATGCAGCCGTTGAGTTCTTTCGTGAATTGGTTGTTGAGGGGATTAAGTCGGCTGAAGAGTACGAGGTTTCACTTAATCGCCTGAACGTGGCGCTCGCTTCGAACGGTAACTTCTCGAAGGCGGCGTCAAAGAGTTTCGAAGAATACGCCTCGCATATTCAGAACACGACCAAGTACAACGACGACGCCGTTCTATCGTCCGCAGCGCTCCTTGAGACGCTCACAAAGCTTGATGTTGAAGGGCTAAAGAAGGCTGAAACCGGCGTCATTAACCTTGCGGCTGCACTCAATATTGACCTGGATAGCGCTGCTTCCTTGGTTGCAAAGGCGATTGAAGGAAATGTCGGTGCGCTTGGACGGTACGGGATTAGGGTTAAAGAGGGTGCCACTCAAGCAGAGACCCTAGCTAACGTCATGGAGAAGTTGGGCAATCTAGCTGGGACCGCAGAGGGCCAAGTTAATACCTTTGCCGGTGCGACTGCACGCCTGGCCCATGCTCAGGATGACTCGCGAAAGAACCTAGGCTTTATCATCACCCAAAATCAAGCCGTGGTGAATGTCATCAGTGCCTTGACAGACATTGTTAACGAGAACACGGAAGCAGGGGCAAAGAATTCCCAGACTTACAAGGAGTTCGTTGCTCAAAGTCTAATCGTTGCGGCGGATGCTGCCGCAGCCTTTGTTGTTGGCCTGGATGCAATCGCTTCTCTCGGTAAGATCGCCTTCTACGGTCTCGAAGGCGCGATCAATGCTGTCTCCCTGGGCATCATTACCCTCATTGATGGACCGTTTGCGCTGCTCTACAAGGGATTGTCCTTACTTCCTGGGATCGGTGACGAGTTTGCCAAGCGCTTCGATGCGATCTTAGAGAATGCTGCTGGCGTTGCTGCGACGATCAACAAAGATGCCAATGGAATCGAAGACGCACTCAACGGTCCGTCAGACACGGCAAAGAAGTTTAGCGAGAACCTGCTTACTCTGAGAGAAGCCGCAACCTCCGGCCTTGCCGCTATTAAGTCTGGCGCCGAGGCAGGGGTTGAACCTCTCAATCAAGCTAAGGACGCGACAAACGAACTTACCAAGGCGCAGCTTGATCTCATTGAAGCAGGAAAAAAGGTCGCTGAGCGGCTTACAGGGGAAGACCCAAGCAAAAAGTACGAGAAGGATCTTGAAGCCCTATCGGCATACTTTGTTTCTAAGAAGCAATTAACTGATGAAGATGCCGCTCTTTTTGATCAGCTTGAGGCTGATAGGGACGCCAAACTTACCGAAAAGCGCCAAAAGGAAATCACCGATCTAGTCGCTAAAAATGATGCGCTCAAAGCGCTCAATAGGGACCTATTTGCAGATGAAATTGCTGCAAATGAAGAGAAGATTCGGGAAATTGCTGATGCTGAAGGGAAGGGGAGTCGTCTTTCTCTTCAGAATGAAAAGCGACTTGCTGAGGACAAGAAGAAGACTCAGCTTGCCACAGCCCAAGTCGCTACTGATATTCTTGGGAATGCTGCTGCCGCGGCTAAGGCCTTCGGAGAGGAAGGTTTTGCCGCGTGGAAAGCAATCTCAATTGCTCAAGCAACAGTCGCTACATATACGTCCGCAGTTAAGGCCTATGATGCCGCACTAGAGCTTGGACCCCCTGGACTGGTCTTGGCGCCAATAGCTGCCGCCGCTGCCGTTGCGGCTGGCATAGCAAACGTAGCAACAATTTCAGCTACACACTACGCGCAAGGTATCGACTCCGTTCCTGCTGGCTTCGAACGCGACAATTTCCCAGCATATCTTCAATCAGGTGAGCGCGTGGTGCCACGCGAATCAAATAAGAAGCTGACCGCCATGCTCGATGGCGAAGGGCCAATGATCCAAATTCTTCAAGAAATTAGGGGACTGCTCGCGTCACAGCCTGGAGCGCAGGTCTATCTAGATGGCCGGGAGATCTTTAATTCGTTACGAAGCCAGCTTCAGTCGGGGAGGTCATTCGCATGAGCGAGTTTAGAATCCTTGATTACAACTTCGCATTCGATCCAAAGGTCACGGTCACAGCAACATCTGAAGATGTAAACTTTCCGCTATCCAACTTGTCACGCTTCTCTCGCGCACGCGTGTGGCGCTCAAGCGGGATCGCATCGGTCGAGCGCATCACGTTTGATCTTAAGACGACTGAGGACATCGACTCCTTTGCGATGCTCTTTAATCCAATGCCTGGCGAGGGAGTTAAGTTCTCCGACGCTGCGGTCATCACCCTTCAAGCGTCTGCAACGAACTCTTGGACTAGCCCAGCGGTCTCAGTAGTACTTTCGATCGATGAGACCTATGGGGTGATCACGCACTTCTTTGCAACGGCGCAGAGCTATAGGTACTGGTCCATCAAGATCGAGGATGCGACTAATGCTTACGGGTATCTTGAAATATCAAAGATATTCCTATCCGCATCCACTCAGCTAGGGCAAGCGCCTGAGATTGGGTTTCAGGACACAATCGTTGATCAAAGCAAGATCAGCGAGACGGCTTACGGGCATCGATATTCGGACATTTATCCGAATCGGCGCTCGTTTGAGTTCAATTACGCCGCGATGACTGCGGCTGATATCGAGACTCTTCAGGCGATCTATGCCCGCGTGGGAGCGGTGACACCTGTTGCAGTAGCGCTCGATCCTACGGCAACACTTTTTGATAAAGATCGGTTCTTTCTTTACGGGTACTTCCCGGACAAGTCGAAGGCGACGCACAAGTTCTTAACCTACTTCGATACCGGGCTATCGATCATGGAGGGCATGTAGATGCATCTGATCGTATTCGAACTAGTCACCTCCAGGTATCACAACTACGTGCCAACGGGCTCAGTCAAGCAGGTCGAGGTGATCAGACCGCGCCTGTATCGCCACGGATCGCCTGCGGGGACTGTAAAGGTTCAGATACTCAGTAATGCTGCCGCGCTGATTGCTGAGAGTAACAGCCGGACTATCGCCGATATCGGAACCGGCACGCACTGGCACGGGATGGCAAACTTCACGATTGCCGCAAGTCTTACGCCCGGAACCACTTACCGGATTCAGGTCATTACATCAGGATACACGTTCGATGAAAACGCATACCTGGGTTGGTGCAACGGGTTTTCCTTGGGCAGATACGAGACGACATACCCAGATGACAATCAGTGGGTGAAGCCTCTCGATGTTGAGATCTGGACTAGGCAACAAATTTCCAAAGGAGCATACTAATGGTTCGGCTTCTCGACTTTGATGATGGTTTTACTACGGAAGACCCGCCAGCCGGTGGTGCGGACATTGCCTCAGCCGCAGTGAGCGCCGCTGCGAGCGCGGCTTCCGCATCGACGAGTGCAACGAACGCGTCCAACAGCGCTTCTGCCGCTTCGACAAGCGCGACTAATGCGTCCAACAGCGCATCAGCGGCGTCTACGAGTGCCACGAATGCATCCAACAGCGCTTCTGCTGCATCGACAAGTGAAACGAACGCTTCGAACAGCGCATCAGCGGCGTCCACTAGTGCTACGAACGCGGCTACCAGCGCGACTAATGCGTCCAACAGCGCTTCGGCTGCCTCGACAAGTGCAACGAACGCATCCAATAGTGCTTCGGCTGCGGCGGCATCTGCCGCGAGCATCAGCTATCCAATTCCAGTCGCCAGCGGCGGTACTGGATTGACCACACTCACGAGTAAGTCCGTTCTTATTGGCGCAGGTACCAGCACTCCCACTGGCGTTGCTCCAGGTGCGGTCGGAAACGTACTGACTTCCGATGGGACCGATTGGACTTCTGCCGCACCTACGGGGGGCACTGGAAGCAATGCTACTTACTCAGAGCGGCTCACCAATAGGTTGTATGGGTCGTACAATCTGACCGATTACCAAAATGATTTAGAAACACGCCTGGTATCTTTGCCAGCATAACTTAGAGAGGAAATTGAATTATGGCAGTTAGTACATTAAGCGTAGGTGGTGCAAAAGCATTTAACACTGTAACGGCTTCAGCCATTGCTCAAGAGCTTACCTTTACATTCGTTGCAGACGTTAGCGGAGACTCGGCAAGCAAATATTTTTTGCTGAGTTCTACAACAACTAAGTATTACGTGTGGATGAATCCGTCCAGTACCGGGACTGATCCTGCACTACCTGGAATGACTGGTATCGCGGTTGCTTATTCTTCAAATGCTACCGCAGCAACGATCGCCTCCGCTGCGAAGACTGCAATTGCCGCAGTGGGCGGTGCTGCCGTATTTTCTTGTGGCCTTTCCAGTGCGACGGTTTACGTGAAAAATCAAACTGCGGGTTTAGTCTCTGCGCCACCAAGTGTTGGAAACTCGTCGTATAGTTTGGGATTGATCGAACCCGGCGCTCAGATAAACAACGCGGCAGGAAATGGCATGGTTTACCTTTTCACAACTCCGAGCACTGCGGATTACGTTTACGAGGTTGTCCTCAACCAGATATTGCCAACCAATTGCACTAGTCCTTTGAGTGCGACCATTGCCGCTCCTTTAAAAGTAGGGCCGAGCACGCCAATCTATTTGCCGATTACGTGGAGCGCGAGCATCTCGGGTACACCTGGGCAAGTGATGTGGAGTTGTAACGGCTACAAAATCACCTGATTTCTAGCACGCTAGATTACGCACGGGAGGAGCATAAGTGATCCGTATCGACGAAAAGACAGTTGTTCCGCTGGGAGTTGTTGCGGCCCTCTTCACGACTGGGATCTCAATTACCGCAATGGGCGTGTTTTGGATCACAAGCGTCAATGAAAGGCTAAGTCGAATCGAGCAGCGACTAGGCATAGTGCCAGTAAATGCTGCGTCCTTCGTTCCACACGCTAATGCTGGCGAGTCGAATGGTTTTAAACCGGCTCATTGAGCCAAAACGTAGGAGAAGCAAGATGGAAACCAAAAAGCCTTGGCAGTCGAAAACCTTGGTTGTGAATGCAGTTCTCGGAGTCATTGCGTTTATTGCGCTCTTTTTCCCTGGCGCAGAAGCGGCGCATACTTTCATCAATGCGCACGGATCTGAAATCGGAATGCTCTGGGCGCTCTTGAATATTGTGTTGCGTGCCATCACCAAGGATAAGATCGGGCTGGTTGACTAAGCCTATGACGTTCTCGGCAATTCTAGAGATTATCTCCGGAGCGCTGAAATTCCCTGGTCAGGTGCTTGCCCTGGTTAGGCTATTGAAGGACACGCCCGAAGAGTCACGCGAGAAGATTATGATTGCCATGCAAAAAGAGGCGGACAAGTTCGCCGAAAGCGGGAGGCCTACGTGGGGAGGCTAAAGTTCTTGAGTCTTGGGCTTGTGATTGGGTTCATTCTTGACGGGTGCGCAACCCCGGCTGCGTTCACTTACAAATATTATGGACTCTCTCCAGTCTCATATGATGGGAGCCTACTGGGTCCAACGCCAGCTCAGGACTTAAATCTTAAGGACTGCGAGCCAACTCCTGCGACTCCGACCACGCCAGCAGTGAAAGGTAAGTGCATCGTCATGCTTTCCCCTGAGTTCTATAGACTCAAGGGCGACTATCTGACTTGCGAGAAGAGTTTAATTGCCTGCCAGCACGGATTGAAACAGTGAGCCTGGGATAAAATGGCAACATACACGGTCAACACATCAGTCAACTTCGATACGCTGACTTCTCCTGCCGGTGCGGATACATATAACATCTCGGCAGGTGCAACGCTTACGATCGATACAGATTGCAGGTATTGCAACAACCGAACTGCCGCGACTGGACCGCTTGGCGATGTGACAATATCCTCGTCAACTGGCGGAAAGCTCAAGATTGACGGCACATCGGTTAGGCTGATTCCATACAACTCAGGCGTGTCGGGAAATGTCCCTGCGGTCAATACGACCATTTCTCAAGGTAGTGTGTCCGCAACACTTTTAGGCGTATGGAGTGCTTTGAACGTCGCTCCAACTGCGGCTGGTGGTGCAATGCCAGCGGCTGGGTTCATAAAAGTTAAGGGTAAGACAGGCGGTAACTTTACTGCGGCTGGTGGTGCGCTCACTGGGATCGGCGCAACTCCATCGGGCAACGACGTAGTAGGCTGGATCGAGATCGCAGGAACGGATTCAAAAAAGCTTACCGTGCCTCGCCAAGGAACACTCGAAATAACTGGCGACTGGTTTTATCCGATCACCACCGCAGGCGCTGCAATTCAAACATCAGGCAGCTCTAACCAAACCGTTCAGCTCCCAGCAAGCTTAGCTTCCACATTTTTTGCAGGCGTTCAGATTGAAACATCCGCTGGGAGCGGGGTTTATGAGTGGTACCCGTGCGCTGGAAACGCAACATCAACGGGTACTGAGGCTGGGCGCGGGAAGGTCTGTTGGATTAGCTCGCAAGGGCTTTTGCGAATTGGAAACTCTGGAGCTGCAACCAATGGGTACACTCCAGCCGCAGGGCTCAACATCAGAGTCCCGAATGTCATTTTCACAACAAGTGCAGGCGCTGGTACGAATAACACGCCGTCGAACACACTCAGTACGCGCTATGCCATGGTTACGACCGGGGGCGCTGCGATCAACATCGATAAGTCTCAGT